GTTACCAATCTTTGCACCGACAACCGCGAACTGGTCATCATAGTTACGGTCTACTTCTGATGTGAAGGTCAACTCGTTTTCCAAGACCATCAACGCTTCGTTGGTGATTTTGGAGATGGTAAGTAAAGTATTACTCATTTAAAAACTCCGTTTATATAAAAAGATTAGGTTTACCGAATTTTTCCCGCTTTGCGTAGCTCTTTCCATTGCGCTGCTGTACCAAAGAAGACCCCATTGGAATCTAATGGAACGTCAGGCACGTTTTTGCCACCGCGAATTGGTTGAATCGGTGCTGGTGCTTTACTTTTAACAATAGGTGCTGTCTTCTCAGGTTCTGCTTTTGTTTCGAACCGAGCTTCTAGCCTCCCAATCTCTCGCAACGCTGCTTTTGGGTTCAATCCAGCTATTCGTCTGGCAACATCATCATTTTCAGCTAGGTGGTATAGGATTTGTGGGCCTACATCACTCTCCAGAATTGCATCACGGATATCGTCATTTACGACTACATCACTAGATGCCACGATGTCATCAAAGTCTGGCAAAACCGCTTTAGCTTCTTCCACCTTCTTAGCCCAAGTCTGTATGACTTTTTGCTGTTCTTCGGCTTGTTTAGCTTGCGCTTCCTGCTGTTTCATTTCACCGATTCGTTTGTCTGCTGTGTACTCTGCTAGAGCCTCGGCATATTCAAACGCATCGCTGAACTGACTGGGTTGTGGCTTCTCATCAATAGGATTAGCCCGTTGGGGTTGACCCTGTTGCTCTAAAGCTGCCAAACGCTTTTCAAGAGTCTGCCTAGCTTCACGTTCAGTTTGCGCTTCTTTTCGCGCATCTTCCCGTTGCTTGGTAATCTCAGAAAATCGTCGTTCAAGTTTAGGATTTTGCTTTCGCTCACCCTCTTGTTTTGCTTCGGCTTCTGCTGTCTCAGGTTCACTCTGTTCAACCTTTTCTGTCGGCTCTGATTTCTCAGCCTCGTCAGTAGGTGATTCAGCTAAACCTAATCTATTTGCATAAAATTCCGCTGCGTTATCGCTAGTCAAAACTTGACTTGCTTCTTTCTCAGACATTACGTGTCCCTACGAATTTACCCTATGAACCTCACAGGTAAGGTGTGGCAAATTTACCACCAAATCATTAGTCGGTCAAATAGCCCGTTCTGTTGTCTCTGCGCTTGCGTTACGCAAAGACGTTCTATCCATGTTGGCAAGCAATATCGCTACTTGTGCTTTCATTTGCTCAATCTCAATCTGGGTCTGAGTTTTCATAACTGTGTCTTGCGCTTGACCGTCTACTTTCATTCTCATGTTGGCATGGTCGTGGGCATCACGCAATTCCATCTCATGCGCCCTATTGGTTTCTTTAATCAAGGTGCGCTTAGTCTCAGCCTCTTGTCTGACTTGCTCAATGTCTTGGCGTTGCTTCATAGCCATTTCCATCATCTGCATTTTCTGTGTCATTTCCTTGATTTGCTCGTCAGCTTGCTTTAACTTCATCTGAACCACAGGCGGTATCTCAGAATGTTCGTCAATCTGGGCTAATGGGTTCAAGGCTGCTAGGCGGTCTGCGATTACGTCTGCGCCAGGCCAATCCATGTTGCGGAACACCAAATCTCCCGCAGTCTTCATTAGGTTGGGGTCTGCTGCCAACAAAGGCAACATAGAATCCACAGCTTCTTGGCGCTTGCTGTTGTAGCCAGGGCCTGTGTCCATCACCACATCGTATTGCCCAACAGTCATGTCATTTAGCACCCGACCCGTAGCATCACGCTGATTTACTGTCAGTAATTCTGGCTTACCATCATCACCAATAATCCGCATTACGCGCTCTGTGTCATAGATTTTAGGGATTAGGTCTAAGCAGATAGTGCCAATATGGGCAATAGAACGGGTCAGGTTGTCGTAATAGTCGTAGTTTGTCAGGTCAACTTGTTGTTGTTGTCCATTCAAAGCCTTGCCTGAGATATTGCCTTGTTTAATCTGACTAGGGTCAAAGATGCCCATAATTGACTTGATGTCATCATCTACGCCAGCAGCCGCAGCCATGATGCCTGCCTGTGGTGGTTCTGGCTGTAAACGCTGTGGTACTGGTGCAGCACGACCTTCAATGTCGGTCTGTTTGTATCTCAATAATGGGAATGACTTGATATTGGCATTAGCCCAATCGTTCTCATGCCCTTCGTCTTGCCCTTCTGCCATCAGCCATTTAGCCTTTGGTGCTAGAGCAACGCCCTCAGTAATAGAGGTTTGCCAGAAGTTATACATACGCTGTGGGTCTTTGGCGTAGCGAATCATGCCAAACTTGTAACGCTTGTCACCCACCACCAAATGTCTGCCATATACAGGCACGATAGGCAGATATTTACCCGCCCAAGTGCCTTCTTCAATGATTTCGTTAGCCGTTAGCTTGCAGTATTTAATGGTTTTCTTGAACGAATCACGTTTGTCCACCACAGTAATGCCAGCCATTTCTAGGCGTTTAAAGAAGTCTTTGTCTTCAGCAAACGTAGATGAACCATCGCTTAATTGATACAGCGTAGCCTTTTCGCGTACTGTGTAGAAGTATTCCGCTATACGGATATCTTCTTTGGTAATCCATTCTGACTGGCTGTCACCCGTACCGCGTTGGGTAAAAGATGTGCCATTACCATCGTCTGCGTTTGGGTATAGCTTCGCAAATGCCTTCTTAGCCATCATTGTGGTAATCAAGCATCTATCTGCGTCAGAGCCATCAGGCGCTACCGAATTAGGGTCATAGTAGACAGTAAATGGGTTATCTATTGGGTCAATGAAGATTTCTTGGTCGAATGAATCTTCATTTACATAGTCAGTTCTGACGCGGATATAGCCCCAACCCATGCGTACAGCGTACTCAAAAGCGTTGTCATAGGCGTGGTCAGCGTTTGATTTAACTTCAATGTGCCGAATAACGCCTTGCACTATTTCTGCTTCCACCATGTCTTGGTGCGTGTTTGTAGCGTGAACTTTAATGCGTGGGCGCTGTTGGCGTTGCTGATTACAGACCTGACGGCAATAGTTATCGACCTTATTTACTGTGATAACTGGTCTGGATTCTAGGTTGCGACTATTCTGCAACTCGACAGGCCATTGGTCTCCACCACCAAACTTTAAGTCTTCCAAAGCGTTCTGGCGGTTCATCGTGTCAGCTTCGTTAGCCAACTTTAAAAACTCTATCGCTTCTTGAATCCGTGGGTCGTAATCATCTGCCATATATATCCTATGTCAAGTACTTTGATTTTAACTCATCCATGAGTGTGCTGTGCCATATTGCTGTGACTGTCTAGGCGCTCTGCGTTGCTTGGGTTCGTTAATCATTAAGCCAATATATCGGAAAGCATCTGCCCCGTGTGAATATTGGTCGTGAACTGGCGTTTTGCTGAACTGCTTGGTCTCTGGGTCTACATCGTAACGATAGTGCCTTAGACATTGCAACCCATCATGGCAGTTATCCCTGTCAAACCAGCAGTTTCTGAATATCGTTCTAGCAGCGTTAATGCTGTCCAAAATAGGCGTTCTAGGGATTATCCGTGTCTTGTAGCCAGCAGCTCTAACGATTTCCTCGATGCTTCTGCCGTTACCAGCCAGAGTTTTGTTCTCAGCATCGTGCGGTAGCCACAGCGTATCGTATACATAGCCGTAGGTTTGCATCTTGGCTAGATAGTCGCTCATGGTTGTTTGATTGCCCTCTGTATAGCGGATTAGGCGCGTTTCCATGCCCACAAACTGCAAGAACCATATAGCCGTAGCGTCTGACCATCCTAAGTCAAATATAGCGTGTACGGGCTTGGTAGCGTCATAGTTGACCCTAGTAATGCGCTCGTCTAACTCTGCCATCTGTATCTCTTTTGCAAACACAGCGCCATCTACTGTCTGACGGCATAAACCTTCCCAGACTACGTTATATGCCTCTGGGTCACGATACTTTAGTTGGTCTTTCTCGTCTTTTAGCGTGTCGGGAAACCAAGGATTGTCTGACCAGTTAACCTTTTGCACTAGCGCATTGGCTGGTTTGTTAAGCACAAAGCGCTGGTAAGTTTCGTCTGTTTCTAACTCTGGGTTAAACGTAATCCATATCTCTGAGTCTTGCTTACGGATAGTAGGAATCAGCACATCCCACGACATACGGCTGGTTGTCTGAGCTTCTTCTACCCATGCTATGTCCACACCCTCGTAGGATTTGACGTTAGCAACATTGTTCTTCAGTCCAACAAAGGCAAACTCTGAGCCGTTTTTGCCTCTAATGCTGTTCTGGGTTATCTCATAAAAGCCTAGTAAGCCTAACGCCACTATCTGGTCTGACAGCAGTTTATGGACTGAATCCCTAATAGAAGTCTGAAACTCACGGGCGCACAGTATGCGTAGCGGTTCTTTGGCTGCCTTAATCAGCAAAGCCCTTGACACTCCCCACGACTTTGCACCGCCTCGACCTCCATAAAGTACCTTGTATCGGCTTTTCTCAAACAAGCATTGCAGCTTTAGCGGGAATTCCGCTTTACCTATTGCTTGTGCAACTTCATTCATTCGGCTTTACAAAGGTGACTTGGATACCCGATAGCAATGGCGTACCTTCAGCCCCAGTTATCTCAGTCTTAGTGCTTTCACGATACTTCTTGGGGAATCTGGCTGCCATGCTTCTAGACCAGATTGCCGAGTTCAGCTTGTCGCTTTCTTTGTTCTCGACCATCATTGCTTGGGCTATCGTCTCCCACCAATCTAGTTCTAATTCCTTTGCATATTCCAAGGCGTGCAGAAATTCGGGGTGCTTATCTCTCCAATCGAATAAGACCCTAGTAGAAACCCCTAGATTAGACGCTATTTGCTCGATAGATTTGCCTATCTTGCCGAGTTCTACCACCCTATCGCAAAAAGATGGGTCGTATAACGATGGTCTACCAACTGGGCGTTTCTCTTCTGTCATTTCTTTGCGGTCTTAGCCGACTCCTTAAATGCTTTAGCTGTGGGCGCACCCTTTGAGCCTGGCGCTCTCATCTTCTCGACGGGCTTGCCTTCTGTCTTCTCACGCTTAATGCGTTCTTGTTTGGCATGGATATTTGCGTATAAACCTGTTTTCATTAGCAGTTCCAGTTCTTGAGTGATGCTTTAGCCCGTTCTGCTGGGCCTTTGGCGTTTGCGACTACCCCTTCCATGCGGGCGCAAAATGATGCTTTTCTGCCCTTGTCCTTCTCCGTCTTAGGATTTGGGGCTGGTGGCTTTAAATTACTGCCGTTCTTGGCGTTGTATTCAGCACGACCTTTAGCCGTCATGCCAGCGCCTTTGTCCGTTGGGTTATAGGTCTTGCCCTTACCCGTGGTTTTATGCTCTATGGGCTTGTCGTGCTTTTTCATTTCTTCTTCTTAGCCTGTGCTTCGCGTTTGATAGCGTAACTAATGGCAACGGCTTGCTTGACTGGTTTGCCAGCCTTTATTTCCGTCTTGATATTCTCTTTAAACGCTTTCGGGCTTGTCGATTTCTTCAGCATTTGCTTTCTCCAGTTCAGCCAAAGTCCATTGGCATTGTTGCAAAGCACCATTGATTTGGTGCAACTGTTGTTCAAGTTCCTTACCCTTTTGGATTAAATCTTGAATTCTTAGGTTTATCAGGTCTTTGTTCATGCTTCTTCCAATACTGCGGCAATATCTTGCCATGACATCTTGAGGTGACGCTCACCATTTAGGTTCAGTTCCTCAAACTTCAAATACTCGTCTTTGTATTCCTTGGCTAAAGTACCAAATAGCACCTTATCGCCAATATTAACGCCTTGAGCTAGTGCGTCATCACCCGCAGCGACCACAGTACCTTTTGAGTCTGCTTCTGCCATCAATGATGTGTCTAATATAAGGGATTTGACCCGTGGTTCGGGCTTGACAATGATTTTGTCTCTTAGAGGTTTTACATTCATGGCTGAATTTCCCCTTTGGCTGGTCTGCCACGCTTGCGTTGCTTTATTTCTACGTCTTGACGCAAAAAAGCCCCCGCGTCAACGGGGGTAACTTCGGCAACTGCTTTCACCGAAAACTCACCGCAAGTCTCATTGGGACTGCGGTTTTGATAGGTCGGAAACCTACGACACAACCCTAATATTGAGCCGTTGTCGTGGTAATGCCGACAGTCTTTACAATGTGTATCAGCCATATCAACCTTTCTTTGATGTGGTTAGAAGCCCCTTTAGTCACGCACGACTATTGGGGTTTCGCTTTAACGATAGTTTTCGCGCTTGTGGGTGTAGCAAACGCCAGCAGTACGACCAGTATTGAACTCGCCTTCCATGCCCATCGTTTTGTCTTCTTTGCCCA